GCAAGGTAGCGATATAACTGGTGTCCCGTTCGACATCGAAGTTAAAGCGCGGAGTGCCTTCCAACCGAAGGAGTGGCTGGATCAGACACGAAAGCGGGCAGATGGGAAGCTGTCTATAGTCGTTATGAGATTTAACGGGCAAGGTGAAGATGCTGGGGAGTACGGAGCCATGCTTCGATTCTCTGATCTGATCCAGCTACTCAATAAAGTCGATTACTCAGAATGGTTTCAAGAGCCTAGTAGATGTCAAGGTTGTGGAACATGGTTAATTGCAGATTATCAATACTGCACCAAATGTAAGGATTACAATGCCACGCTATGACTATGAATGCATAATATGCGGAACAAAACAAGAGTTAGAACACTCAATTAGCGCAGCTAGTAACCCGGTGCTGCATTGTTCAACTCCTATGATTCGGGTATTTCAAGCAACTCCAGCGATCTTCAAAGGTACTGGATGGGGAAAGGATAAGTAATGCCATTTGACTATAAATTAAAGTCTGATTCAACAGCTCATTTTACTTGCTGCAACGAAGTTCAGTTTGAATATGTGTGCGCCTATTGCTATGAGGTCATGGGTTGCCAGTTCTGCTCATTCGATATAAATATCAGACACGATTGCAATCAGGATTAGACACGCCCAAGATTATGCGTAAATCATCGATGGATTTGACAGGCCTGCTACGCTATAAATCGCTAGCGAGCGCGTGTGCGCAATTGCTCGCGACCGCGATGTTAGCTTTAGGGGGAGGTCTATTCATAAATGAATACGCTTCAACTGAGACTGCTAACGCAGTCGAAGTAAAAGAGATTAAACCTTTAGATATCAAAGAATATATCAAAGACCAGTTATCAATTAAGAATTATGATTGCTTAAATACTCTTGCTACTCATGAGAGTAACTGGGACTTCTCAGCTGTTAATGGTAGTCATCATGGGTTCATGCAGGGTAGGTCAGACTGGTTGGCTATTGCTACTCCTATACAGCAGTATCATTGGAGTGTCCGGTATGTATCTCATAGGTATGGCTTAGTAGGTGATGAGCCTAACTTCTGTGCAGCTTTAGATCATTGGAAGGCATACTCATGGCATTAGATAAACTTAACTCAAGACGCTATAGAGGACAGCGAGAGCGTGTGTTCAAGCGTGATGGTAGATCATGTGCTATCTGTGGAACAGATGCAGGTGAGATGCACATTGATCACATCATTCCACGCAAGGCTGGTGGTACTCACGATCTGGATAATCTCAGAGTCTTGTGTAAGTCATGCAATCTACGCAAGGGTGTCAAGAATGATGGCGTTTTTTTAGCACAAGCGGCTACCCCCCCTGTCTTTTCAGTCTGTATCTCTCCAACACAGTCCGAGCCGATGCTGGACAGTCCTTTTACCGCCCGACCTAATCCGAATCAATGACAGATAAACCCAAACGCTCCAAACCCATACGAGGGGCAATAGAACCAAGGCTTCACAGCCCATATCTCAAGGGCAAATCTAAAGTTGATGATGTTATAGAGCTGGCTGAGATGATCAAGATGCCTTTGCTGCCTTGGCAGAAGTTTGTGCTCACAGATATGTTAAAAGTTGACTCTAAGGGAATGTGGATCCGAAAAACCAACCTTTTGCTGGTTGCTCGGCAGAATGGCAAGACTCACCTAACCCGAATGGTCATTTTGGCTCATTTGCTCAAATGGGACAGTAAGAACATCATTATTGCTTCATCTAATCGGGCAATGGCTTTAGATACTTTTAGGCAGGTTGCAAGTGTTTTAGAAAATAACCTGAACCTCATGGAGATGGTCAAAGCGATCAGATACGCCAACGGCACAGAATCCATCGAAATGAAAGATGGTCGCCGCCTAGATGTTGTAGCTGCTACTCGTGATGGTTCGCGTGGTAGAACCGCAGATGCCCTATTCCTCGATGAAGTCCGAGAATGGACAGAAGAGGCTTATCGAGCTGCGATGCCGGTAACTCGTGCTAGACCAAATGCTCACACATTCCTGACATCTAATGCTGGAGATGCTTACAGCACAGTTCTAAACGATTTAAGAGAACGCGCGCAAGATTATCCGCCGAAGTCTTTTGGTTATTACGAGTATTCGGCTCCCCAATATTGCAAGATTACAGATCAAAATGCCTGGGCACTGGCAAACCCTGCTCTAGGGCATATGGTGACTTTAGAAGCTCTCGAAGAGTCAGTTGCAACCAGCCCGATCGAAAATACAAGAACCGAGTTGCTTTGCCAGTGGATCGACAGCCTTTCAAGTCCTTGGCCTCATGGAATTCTTGAAGAAACTTCGGATAGCACTTTAGAGATGCCGCCGGGTGCATACACAGTCTTTGCATTTGATGTTAGCCCGTCTAGGCGCAATGCTTCGCTAGTTGCTGGTCAATTACTGCCAGATGGTCGAATCGGAATTGGAATTTTGCAAACTTGGTCAAGCCAGGTAGCAGTTGATGATTTAAAGATTGCTGTAGATATCAAAGGTTGGGCTGATACTTATCGGCCGCGTTTAGTTTGCTTCGATAAATACGCCACACAGTCGATTGCAGACCGTTTGAAGCAATCTGGTGTAATGGTCGAAGATGTTAGCGGCCAGCAGTTCTATCAGGCCTGTGGCGACCTTCTAACAGGTTTAGTGACCCATAAAGTGGTTCACAATGGACAAGCTGAATTAATCCAGCAAATGAACAACTGCGCAGCTAAAGTTAATGACTCAGCATGGCGAATCATCAAGCGAAAGTCTGCTGGCGATATTTCAGCCCCTATTGGTATTGCAATGGTAGTTTCCAAGTTAATGCTGCCAGCACCAAAGCCACAAATCATAACTTGACAAATACTAGCAATCTGTCTAGGTTGTGCTATCATTTAGGCTATGGGTATATTTTCGCGCGCAGAATCAAAGCAAACTAAGCCGACTGTCGAAGCGCAATATGCCCCTCAAATTTTGGGCGATCAGTTTTTACCTTATAACAATTATTACAGCATATCTTCAATGGCTCGCCAAGATGCCATGTCTGTGCCAAGTATCAAACGCTGCAGAGATTTGATTGCCGGAACGATTGCAGCAATTCCTCTGGAGTATTACAAAAAATCTACTGGAGAAGAAATCCCAGCTCCTCGATGGGTTGAACAACCATCGATCAATCAGCCGCGATTTGTTACGATCCTTTGGACAGTTGATTCATTGCTTATGTATGGATCAGCTTATTGGCAGATCAAAGAAGTTTATGCAGAAGATGGTCGCATGGCTCGTGGCGAGTGGATTGCTAACACTCGCGTCACATTTGATACGAACTTCCCATCGACAATAGTTACTCAATATTATGTTGATGGAATTCCAGTACCAATGTCCGGTGTCGGATCTCTAATTACTTTCCAAAAAGATGAAGGCATTCTAAACACTTCTGCTCGCGCAATTCAAAGTGCTATTGACATTCACAGATCCGCTTCAATCGCTGCCCAGACTCCAATGCCGTCTGGATATATTCGGAACAACGGTGCTGACCTTGATCCTAAAGAAGTTAGCGGATTACTAGCTGCGTGGAAGGCTGCTCGCCTTAATCGCTCTACTGCCTATTTGACGTCGACTCTGGAATACAATCCGACATCATTTTCACCAAAAGACATGATGTATAACGAGGCAATTCAAAATAGCGCAACAGAAATTGCTCGCATGTGCGGAGTACCGCCTTATTATCTTTCAGCAGATCAGAACAACACAATGACTTATGCAAATGTGCAAGATGAACGCAGACAATTTATCTGGATGATTCAACCTTTCATTTCTGCTATTGAAGATCGTCTTTCAATGGACGACATCTCTACAACTGGTCATTATGTCAAGTTTGCAGTTGATGACACATTCTTAAGAACTGATCCAATGCAGCGTTTGCTGGTAATTGAAAAAATGTTGGCTCTTGGTCTAATAACCACAGAACAGGCAATGCAAATGGAAGACATGACTCCTAATGGAAGTGGAACCGCATAATGGAAACCTTATACATTGAAGCATCATCTATTGAATGCTCAGAAGAACGCCGTGAAATCTCAGGACTTATTGTCCCAATGGGAACAGGCGAAGTTGGTCATACAAATCTTGGTGGTGCAGTATTCGAAGCTGGTTCGATCGATGTCACAGATATCTCGAAGATTAAGTTGCTATCGCAACACGATATGAAGAAGCCAGTTGGTCGCATGACCGCAGCTGAAGTTCGTCCAGAAGGTATCTATGCAACCTTTAAGTTATCTCGATCAACAGGTGGTAACGATGCCCTTATCCAGGCACAAGAAGGTCTAGTATCCGGACTTTCTATCGGTGCAGAAATTATTGCATCAAAGCCATCACGCAATGGTCACATGGTCGTTACAGCGGCTAAATTAAAAGAAGTTTCTCTAGTAACTGAGCCAGCCTTTAAATCTGCTCAAGTATTAGAGATCGCGGCAGAGGAAACAATCCCTGTCGAAGAAACCCCACAAACAGAAAGCGAGACAGTCGTGGAAGACACAACAGTCGAAGCAACACCGGTAGAAGCTGCGGCT